CTGCTGACAAGCAGGTCGGCGTCATCCTGCACCGTGGCCGCGCCTTTGAGTCACGCGATCTGGCGGCTCTTGCCGCTGGCGCTGACCCCATGGCTGCCATTGGCGCCAAGGTGGCTGATTATGTCGCCAACCAGCGACAGAAAGACCTCCTGGCTTGCCTTGCTGGTGTTTTCGGACCGATTGGTTCCAGCAACAGCTCGGCATCGTTCGCTGGCCTCACCATTGACGGTGGCGGTTCTGGTGAAACGGTCCTTTCTCCTAGTCACATCGCACGCGCTCGCGCTCTGCTTGGTGATCAAGGCGATAAGATCAGCGCCATTTGCATGCACTCTGCCGTCTATTACGACTTGGTTGAGCGCAAGGCCATTGATTATGTCACCAACACTGAAGCACGGCTTACCACCACTGCAACTGGTGCTAGCACCATTAACGCAGTAGGCGGCAGCATTGCTGAAGCGTATGCTTCTGATGCAAGCGTTCCTTTTTACATGGGAATGCGCGTGATCATCAGTGATGATGTGCAGGAGTCTGGCACTAGCCCTAACAAGAAGTTTGCTACTTACTTCTTCACCCAAGGTGCAATTGCTAGTGGTGAGCAGATGGCAATGCAGACCGAAACCGACCGTGACATTCTCGCCAAGAGCGATGCCATGTCGATCGACCTGCACTATTGCTATCACCCGATTGGCTCTAGGTACGTGACCACCGCTGGGGCTAACCCCAACCGTACAGTGCTTGCCACTATGGCAAACTGGACGAAGGTGTACGAAACCAAAAACATCGGGATTGTCAGGGCTACAGTTACATCTAACTTCGACTGAGGTAACTGATCATGGCACAACCTTCCCAGTTTGAACTGTCCACAGAGCAGTTCATCGTTGCTGACCAATACATCGCCTCCTCGGTGGCTGATGTGCAGTTTTTCACCGCTCCGGTGAAATGCGAAGTGGTCAGCATCCGTGAGATTCACACGGTTGCCGGCACTGACGGCTCTGCTGTTTCTGGCACGATCCGTCGCTGCCAAGGCACCGAGGCTGCCACCGCCGGCGATGACCTGCTCGGTACCACCAAGATCGACTTCAAAGGCACTGCTCTTACTGAGCAGAAGTTCGATGCTGCTGATTCTGGTGAACTGACCAGCACCACCGCCAACCTGACCCTTGAAGCCGGCGATCGCTTGGCTTTGGACGTCACTGGCACCACCACCGCTCTGGCTGGTGTGATCATCACCGTGCTGCTCAAGCGCGTCGGATGGGGCTGTTCGCTTTCCGGCGACTGCGTGAAAAGGAGGCTGCCTCTACGGAGGTGGCCTCTCTTTCTATGCCAGAGCCTACACTGACACCAGAGGTGCAAGACAATGCCAATAGCAATCGACGCAACAGCAGGCGGCGCAAACGCAAACAGTTACCTGACGCTGGCGGAAGCGACAGCGATCGTTGACGGGTTTGTGCAGGATGCTGATGTCACAGCATGGGCATCGGCTACCACTGACCAAAAGAATCGAGCGCTGTTCACCGCAACGCAACGGCTCGACCGTGAGCGGTATCTTGGCGCACGGGCAACCGATACGCAGGCGCTGCAGTGGCCGCGTACTGGCGTGCGCAAGCCTGACACCTACATCAACACCTACGCGGTAGGGTTCCCGTTCCGCATCACGACGGACTACTTCACGGACACGGAGATCCCAAAGCAGATCCAGTATGCACAGACCGTGCTGGCAGTGTTTTTGCACAACAACAACGACGCGCTAGGGTTGAGCGGATTGGAAGATTACAAGAATGTCAAGATCGGCAGCCTTGACGTGACGCCCAATAATGACTATGGCGCTGTTGGTGCAGATAAGGTGCCACCGCTGATGGAGCGATACCTGATAGGGCTTAGAATAAGTGGACCAGGCAATGTCTCAATCCGCCGGAGCTGATCATGTCGCTAGTATCCCCAGCCGGTGATGAAATCTTCGCCAGACGGCGAACTGATGGATCCTACGCTGCTGGCATCGTCAGTGCTGGCTTCCGGTCAACCGCCACCATTACCCGGCCTAGCAACACCACTGCTTACACCGCTGGCGATGTGGTAGGTGACACGGGTGGTAGCGCCATCATTAGCCTTACCGCTGCAGGCCCCAGTGGCGGCTTTGTGTTGGTGCAAAGCGTATCGCTGGTGTTCAGTGATAGCACGGTGCCATCTGGCATGGCTGCATTCCGTATTCACTTGTATAGCGCATCACCTACCGCCATCGCGGATAATGCAGCCTTTGACTTAACAAGCGGGGAACGTGACAATTATATGGGTTATGTTGACTTGCCGGCGCCATTGGATTTCGGCAGCACTTTATACACGCAAACTGATTATCCTGGCAGGCTAATTAAATTGGCTACTGGTAGTACTGGGATCTTTGCAGAGATTGAAACCCGTGGCGCTTATACCCCAGTCAGTGCCAGCACGGTGTCGTTGCGAATCAATACGCTAGAGGCTGGCCTGTAATGCGCGCGCTGGGTGCATCACGAACAAGCGTAGTACCTGGTGGCGTACTGGCTGGCCCGTGGGTCCGCAATGAGTTGTGGCGTCGTGCGCGTGCAGTGCCGTCACTGGATCTGCGCTTTGCTGATGACAAAAGCCTGACAGATGCCGTCACAGGGCAATCGCTGATCACCTTCACCCGCGCTAGCAGTGGGACGTTTGTTGACAGTGCTGGGGTGATTCAGACGGCAGCTACCGATGTGCCACGCTTCGACCACAACCCCACGACCGGCGAAAGCCTTGGCCTGCTGGTGGAAGAGGCGAGGACGAATTTTGCCACTCAATCTGAGTCGTTTTCCGGGTGGACTGTTGGCAACCTTGTTCAATCGACGGCAACAGTTACAAGCCCGTCTGGTGGCTCTACTGCTCAGTTGTTTGTAGAAGATACAGCAACTTCGTCACACCGACTATTCCTTTCGCCAACAACAGGACAGCTCACTAATTCATTTTCTGTTTGGGTAAAACCAGCTTCTGGTGCAAGGCTTTTTTACATTGAATCTGATGGACCTACGGGAACAAGGCGAACTTTAAGATTTAACCTACAAGCCGGAACAGTTGACTTTACTGCTGGCGACTGGACCAATCCATTTATTACTGCGTATGCAAACGGGTGGTTTAAGGTTGGCGGCACAATCACAGACAACGGCGGGTCTGTTTTGTTTATTGTCGGCAGCTCAAATGGCGCGGCCAGTTCGTACACTGGCGACAGCACAAGTGGTTTTTACCTCTGGGGCGCCCAACTAGAAGCCGGAGCTTTCCCCACCAGCTACATCCCGACCACCACCGCAACCGTAACCCGCGCCGCAGACGTGGCCAGCATCACGGGCAGTGCGTTCTCTAGCTGGTATCGGCAGGATGCACAGACATGGTTTGGTGAATACGCACCTCTTTACAATGCTTCTGCAACTGTACCGGCAAATACGGTGCATTTATTGCAAGTGTATAACACGGCAGTAAGTACTAATAATTACGCAATTCGTGGTGCTACTAACTCTGTGAGTCAAGAGCTTGTAGCTCGCAACCCAACTGCGGGTCTCCAGTTCGTTAACAACGGTGGAATCGGCTTTGGTGTCGCTGGCACAAATCGAAAAGTATCTTTTGGTATTGATTCCTCTACGCTTAACGCTTCAACAAATGGGACTATCAACAGTGCCGCCAACACTGTTGCCGCTTTAATGGCAACGCACGACATTTTGTCTATTGGTAGTGGAACAGGTGGCACCCCTCCTTATCAGCTAAATGGCACCATCCGCCGCCTCGCCTACTGGCCCACACGCCTTGCCAACAGCACCCTACAGGAGGTGACCCGATGACCCACTACATTCGCTTCCCCTCTCAAGCCATCGGCATTGCTGCCCTAGAAGCTGCTGGCCTGCTCACTGAAGACGGCTTTCCTATCACTGCCAGCCACACGCACGCGCTAGATGTGATCGGCGCCATTGTCCGTGGTGGTGAATGGGACCCTGGAACTGGCGAGGTGATCACGCCCCCGACCGTGCTCGACGGTTGGCACGTCAACTACATGGGCGAACTGCCGGAAGGCTGGGCAGAATATGCGGTGAGCCCTGAGCAGCCGGTTAGAGTCTGGCTATGAGCGTTCAACCCGGCCAGCACAATATCGCCATCCAGCGTCGGGCTGATTATGACCTGTCGCTGCAGTTTAAAGATTCCAATAATGCCAATATCAACCTGACCGGATGGACCGCTTACGCGCAAGTGTGGAATGAAGGCCGCACCACCAAATATGCTGACTTTGCTGTTACCTACACCAACCGCTCTGCTGGGCAAATCAGCATTGCATTGACCGATACGCAGACTGCAGGCTTTCCCAATGAAGCCTATTACGATGTTTTGTTGGAAGACTCCAGCGGCTTGCGCAACTATTACCTAGAAGGCATCGTATTCGTCTCGGAGGGCTACACAGCACCATGACATCCGTAATCGTCAACGAGGCTACCAACACAGTCACTGTTACCACGCCAGGCCCTGCAGGCCCATCTGGCGCGGCTGCAGTCATGGTGCGCGGCCAAGCCAGCAAGATGGACAGCGGCACCATTGACATAGTTACGCAGGGCGTGTACGTCTCCACCGGCTTAACCGCCACCTTTGACACCGCCACCGCAAGCGGCATGACGCTCGGCACCACCAACGCTTTTGCATTGAAGAACACCAGCGGCGCCACCAAGCTGATGCAGATCTACGGCAGCATTGACGCCAAGACCGTCAGCGGCAACAACAAAGTGCTCGGCATCAAGCTGGCCAAGAACGGCACCGCCATAGATCAAACCGAATGCCGCGCCTTCACCGGCTCGGGCGGCGAGGAAGCCAAGTTGGTCACCAACTGGATGATCAGCATGGCCGCCAACGATGAAGTAGCACTGTTCATCGCCAACCACAGCAGCAACGTTGACATCACCTTTGCGCGCGGCAGGCTTGTAGCCAGCGAGGTGTTTGCATGACACTAGCCAGCCCGCTACGCAAGGTTGCTAGCAAGTTGATGGCTCGTTTTGGCGGCACTATCACATTGCGCAGTGTGACGATTGGAGTCTACAACGCAACCACTGGCACCATTAGTGAGACAGTCGTAGACACAACCGTTCGGGGCGTGTTGGAGGATGTGAATCTGCGCGAGGTGAACGAACTGGTGCAGGCTGGCGACAAGCGGCTGATCATTGCAGCGGCAGACCTAACCATGGCGCCTACCACAGTTGACAAGGTGCTAATCAACAGCGTGGTGCATCAGGTCATCCGCATCCAGACAATCGAACAGGACAACACCGCGATCACCTACGAGATGATCCTAAGAGCATGAGCAACCTGCCCATCCGCGACATCGGCAACTACATGAGCGACCAGCTTGAGAAGCTGCTGCGCGTGACGGTGCTGGAGACCGACAGCAGACTAAAACTACAAACGCCCGTGGATAGCGGCAGGATGCGCGTGAGCTGGCAGATTGGCGAAAATGCAGCCGATGGCGCACCAGCATCAAAGGGCAGCTACGGTTCCGGCATCACGCCGCCCAAGGGCAGCAATTACCAGCCAGGGCAGGAGAAACTAGGCAACTACTACAGCATTCATAACAACCTGCCCTATGCGGAACCCGTGGCAAGGGGAACCAATTTGCCACCATCATGGGGTGGGCGATACAGAACTAAGCAAGGCACGGTTCCTGGATACCCCGATCTGATAGCCCGTGAGATGCAGCGTTTCGTAGACCAGAACTGGGAGCGCATCAGGAGGCAAGGCTGATGGCTGCTGCGAACCTCAACACCATCCGCGCAACCATCGAGGCACGGCTTGCTACTGAGCTGGCGGCAGCACCCGTCATCCCTGTGGTGTTTCATAATCAACCCTATGTGCCGACGCCCAATAGCTCATGGGTGCAGTGCCTTGTCAGCTTTGGCGCTAATGAGTACCTAACCCTTGGCGGCACCACCGGCAGCAGTAACAGCATTATTGGCGTCGTCGCAATCAATATCTTCACGCCCAAAGGCGTTGGTCCGGGCGCCAACCTAACAATCGGCAAGCGAGTCAGGGACCTTTACAATAGGGTCATAGTCAGCGGTGTTCATTTTGACCCGCCGATCGGACCCGAGGTAGTGGCCGCGCCAGCACCGGAGGGTTTCTTCCAAACACAGGTCAGACTGACCTTTGAAACCTTCGAGGATCTCTAGCTATGGCTTTTTACCGAGGGCAGCAAGGCAGCGTCAAGTTTGACGATGCTGGCGCTACCGGCGTCACCATTACCAGCACCCGGTCGTGGTCGCTGACCGTCGAGAAGGAATCGCTTGATACCACCGCACTGGGCGCCACCTATCGGGCAAACGTCGGCGGACTGATCAGCGGTAGCGGCACTGTTGAAGTGCTGTACACCGCCAGCAGTGCTGACGAGACCAACGTGTTCATCGAGCACGTCAACACCGCAACCGATGAGGGGCTTGCGTTGTTTGAGCTGTTCCTGGACACCACCGGCACCAAAAAGATCAGCTTTGACGGTGTGATCACCTCGGCTGAATACTCGGCTACCGTGGGCGAAATCGAAGTCATTACCATGAACTTCGTCACCAACGGCGCCATTACCCTGGACATCTGATCATGGCTTTTTATCGCGGGCAACAGGGCACTGTCTTCTTTGACAAAGCTGGCAGCGGCGGCC